TGGTCGTCCTCGTGGACCGACTTCTCGCGGTCCTCGGCCTCGTCGATGGTGACCTCGGCCTCGTCGCGCTCCTCGCTGTAGGTGTCCACCTTCGTCAGTTCGACGTCGCGGAACTCACCCACAAGCATGGCGCGCTTCACGTCGTTGTGCTGCTTAGGGTACTCGTGCGTGATCCGCGGCGCGTCCTCGAGCGAGGACGCAACGTACGGGATAATCACGTCCTCGGCCTTGATGAAGGGCGACTTCAGCATGCCCTCAGTGGCCGAATAGTACATCTTGCGGAAGGCAGAGCCGGCCAGCGGCAGGTAGAAGAGCATCTGGTCGGTTTCCCAGTAGTAGCTCTTGTCCTGGCTGGTCATCTGCCAGTTCATGTGCGTCTCGACGCGCCGCCGGCGCTCGGCGTAATCGCTGCCGGCCTTGCCAACCTCATGGATTTTGACCGGGCCGTCCGGCGGGAACATCTCTTCCATGGCCCGCGCCTGGAACTGCACGCAGGCTTCGGAGAGGAGCGGGTACGTCGCGCTGCTGGCGCCGTCGAACGGCAGGTCGTCCTCGGGCACATCCTTGAGCCCCAGGATTTCCAGGCCGCGGCTGAGGCGCTGCGACCACTCCTGACGGCTCTGCTTGTCGATGTCGACGAACTCGATGATGTCCTCGGCGATCCGGGACAACTCGTTCTCGTCGATGTGCTCGGCGAGGTTGGCGTCGTGCTCTTGGGCGCCCTCGTTCGCCTCGCGCCGGCCGCCGTCCAGGTTGACGACCATGCTGCCGTCCGGCCCGCGCTGGATGAGCGCACCTTCGATCTCGATCTCGGTCTCCTCGGGGCCGACGTTGACCTCGATGTCGTCATCCTCGGCACGGGTCGGGTAGGCCATGGTTTAGCGCTCCTGGGACGTCTGGCCGTTGTCGCTCTGCCGTTTCAGGCTGGCGTCGCTGTTGGTCTGCACGCCAAAGGGTCGCACGGTCACGTTGCCCTTGTCATCGCGCTCGACCTCAGCGTTTTTCTGCTGACTGCTGTCGCGGTCCGCCATCGCTGTCGCTCCCATGCTGTGGATGCGGCCCCGGGTCGACCGGGTTCTGCGCCTGCCGCATCTGTTCAAGCTGCTCTTCAAGTCGGTTGATCTGTCGCTGCAGGTCTTCCCGCTTTGCCTTGCCCCGGGCCTGCTTTACCAGGACGTCGGTGATTGTCTTGACGCGGTTCTGAAGTTGTTGGATCGCCTGGGCTTGGTTCTCGTCCCTTTGCTCGATCTGACCCACGGTGTTGCCACCACGCCAGATGACGCCGGCCATGGTCAGCATGATGCCGATGATGGCGACCCACGTCGCCTTTCCGTTGTTCACTCCTACCTCGCTGTGTCTCTTGCGAGGCTGCCAGGGTCAGCCGTAGAGCCGTCGGGCGCCACCCGCCACAGAGGCGCCGGGTTCTGGTGTCTCGTCTTCCATGTCCTGCTCGTCGGCGAACTCAAGGAAGCTCTTGCGCAACCATAGCAGGCACATCGTCACGGTATCGACCAAATCGTCATACTCGCCATACGGGAAATCCGCCGCTTGTTCCACAACCTCCTCGGCCCAGTCCCGGTCCATGTAGTAAACTAGGCCCTCTTCCAAAATGTCCGAGGCAGCGTGCGCCCGTGGCAGCTTACCGGTCGAGTGCGTTCCGCCGGGCGGCAGCCACTTCTTCACCGGCAGCCCTTTGCGGCGCAGCGTCTGGATCAGGCTGTGGCCGGACGCGCGCTTCTCCACCAGGATCAGGTCCGGATCGTGCGCAACGTAGTGCTTGACGGCCTGATCGACGAGGTCCGGGAAAGCGAGCCGCTTGTTCATACGCTCCAGCAGGATTACCGAGTAGCGGCCGGTCGTGGGGTGCTGGAACACGCCCCAGGTCGTGCGCGCGGAAAAGTCGTCGGTCTCCTTTTCCTCCATCGCCGTGTCGTAGCAGGCAACGATCATCTCGCACTGCGGCGGCGTCGGATGCGGCCACTTCCGCCACCACTGGCGCTTCAGGATGTGACCTTCCTCCTCGGCCGGCTGGCCCATGTACAGGGCGCGCCACCACTTCGGGCGCATGTTCGACTTCGTGCGCAGCAGTTCGCCGATGGGCCAGCGCCGCGGCGCAAAGCTGACGTCCTGCTTGAAGCGGAACAGCGGCACCTTGCGCTCCTCGCGCCCCTGCCGGCGAGACTGCATCTTCTCGATGCCGCGGTTGATCTCCCAGGCTTCGCGCGCCTTGGAGTTCAACTGCTCGACCACACTGTCGTCGTCCAAGATCGCCGGGATGTTCAGCGTGTCCCACTGGTCGGCGTACGGGTCGTCCTTGTTCTGGCTCGCCAGTTCCAGCAGCTTGCCGGCGAGGTCGTCTTTAGCCCAGCGGGTCATGATCAGCACGACGGCGTTCCGGTCGGGCTGGCGCCGGGTGTAGAAGCCCGGGCCGTACCATTCCCAGACGAACTGCTTGGCCGTATCGGACATCGCGTCCTGCTCGGACAGCGGGTCGTCGATCACGCCCAGGTTCCAGCCCTTACCGGCGATGCCGCCGCGGATGCCGGCGCTAATGTACTCGCCCTGTTGCGCCTTCTCGGTCTGGTTCCGGTCGACCACACCCCATTTGCCGGCGGCCTTGCTGTCGGTGGCCAGATCGACGCCCGGGAAAATCTCCTGGTAATCGGGATCGCGGATCATATTCCTGATCTGCCGGCCCCAGCCGACGGCCATGTCGTGCTCGTAGGCCACCTGCATGACCTTGTCACTCGGGAACTTGCCGACCCACCACGCCGGGAAGAAGATCGAGCACAGCATGCTGTTGTGAACCACGAGGTCGTTGGCCAGGAACGTATGGTCCTCGTCGACCGTCAGGCACCGGCAACGCGCCTGCTCATCGTCCACGATCTCGGCGATCTCGTCCTCAAACCACGGCGCGTGAAACGTCCGCGGGTCGCCGCACCAGTCGCGCAGTTTGTCTGCTTTTACGCCGTAAACCGGCACGGAACGGGCGAACAGCGCGACGTTGTGCTCGCCGCCGACAGTCAGCCGAAAAGACTGGTATGGCTCGCCGTTGAAGTCGTGGGTCCGTTCACGCAGGCGAGCCGAAACGCCAAGACGCATCAGCAGGTGTTGAACGTCCTGCAGAAGCTCTTGGCTCACCGAGCCGAACTCAATGGATGCCTGCCCGCGTCCGTTTGCGCGTCGAGAGATTGATCCGTCGCAAGCGAAGTAAGCGCCGACGAAATTCGCCACGGCGGACAAAGTTCCGCGCATCACCGCATCGGGGACACGCTTCGTGTAGCTGTCCTTGCCGGCCAGCCCGTGACTGCGCACAAACTCGCGGGCGCCCTTCGACATCGTGTAGCGCAACTGCCGGCGACCGCGTAGCTGAGCGACGAAGCCGAGGCTGTCGGCGCAGTGGATGATGTCGGCGCCCTGGACCGGGTCAGCGCATGTCACATTGCAGGCGATGCTCGTCGTGGCGTTGGTGACGTTGCCGTCGCCAACAATGTAGCCGAGCATGCGCGCGCCCTCGTCGGACAACCCGCTGGGCGCTTCTGTCTCCACACCATTCGGCACCGCTAAGACGTCTCGCGTCTGCAGGTTGCCAGCCTGGACCCACCCGCGTGTTGTTAGGAACGGGTGGTCGTAAGCCGCACGCACCTCGCGCCCCATGACCGTGCGGATGCGCCGCACCGGCAGCGTGCCCTGTTCATGTACCTCGGTCACACGCCTGGGCCGGCCGCGATCAGTGATCACCGTGTCGCCAACCTTGATCGCCCGCAGCGGCACCTGCCGACCGTCGCCGCGCAGCACCAGCGTCTCTTCGTCCACTGGCTTCCCGGCACGCGGCGGCAGGAAAATCATAAGGCGATCCGTCTCGCCGCGGGCCACCTTCTCCAGCTTCTCAGCGATCAGCAGGTGCGTCTCTTCGATGACGAACCACGGCGCCACCGACCGAACGAAGTCAATGAAGCTCAGTTGACCCAGGCGGCGCGTTATTTGAGCCCTGGCTTTCCGAGCTTCCTCGTCCGTCGTTTCCGGTAGCGTCATCCTGGTCAGCCTCCTGGTCGGCCTGGGCGATCTTGCGCCGGAACCGACTGATCAGCACCTCGTCGTCCTGGTCGTCCTGCAGCGTCCGGCCCTCCTGCCGGCTGGTCGCACGCCCCTCCAGCAGTTCCTGCAGCTTGGTCGACTGCTCGACGATGTCCATCAGACGCTTCAGGTCCTGCGTGTTCTTGATCTGCCGCATGAACCTGTCATCGGCCTCGGCCAGCGTCTTCGCGATCATGTACATCGACTTTTCGCTGGTCGACGCAAGCAGGCCGATCTGCTGGCGGCGGGCCTTGGCGAGGTCCTGCACGACGTACGTCTGGACCTCCTCCTCGGTCAGCCGCTCCAGCTTCTCCAGCCGCTTCTTCCAGTTGTACTGGGTCGACCAGTGGTAGAGCGTCTTGACCGTGGGCGTGGCCGTGTCGCCGTGCTTCCGGACGAGCGTCTGGCGCAGTTCTGGGATCGACACCTGCCCGCCGAGGGCGAGCATCGTGGTGAACGCCTCCTCGGGGGAGATCAGGTTCACGTCGCTGCCAGCGGCCTTGACGTTCTTCCTCTGCCTGCCCATTATACCATCCACTGTTAGAGTGCCGTAGCGTACGAAGCGCGCGGCGTTATGCCCGCCGGGTTGGCGATCAACGGGCGGGCGCCTGGAGGATACACTGGAGGTGGCACCGAATGATACCCACGACCATCCTGCTGGAGTGCGGGCCGTGCGAGGAGCACGGCCGCCCCATCGACCTGCAGCCGCAACTACAGCACCCCATGGCCCAGCGCTGGCGCGAAGTGCGTCGCGTGTTCGACGAGACCGTCGGCGGCGTGCCGATCTACGTCATGTCGCTGAACAACCAGGGCAGCGTGGTCGGCGCCTGGGACATGCTGCAGAGCACCCGACCGCTGACCGACGGCGCCAGCCGGCTGTTTCAGGAGAACCCGCAAGCGCGCATGGCGCTGGCGGGCCCCGTGGTGACGTCGGAGTTCGTGCTGATCTGCGGCAACGAGCCGTTCCGGCGAGCGGCATATATGGCGGCGCTGGACTCGCTCGGTGACCGCCACGTCAACCTCGGAATGTTCGGCAGCAACGGCGCCGGCATCGGTGATCGCTTCAGCGATTTGGCCACGGGCATTCAGTGGCTAACCGACGAAGACGCCGAGGACGCCAAGGCCCGCATCTTCCGCGAACTCGACCGCGTCGAAGCGATGTACGACGGGCGCATCCCGACGGAGATGCGGCAGTACCGGCAGCGCCTGCGGCAGGAACTGCGGCGGCTGAGCGAGGAGGACGCGGCGCCATGAGTTGGACCCGCCGCGGCTACTCGTGGACGCACAGTGACCTGACCGGCGCGCGGAACAAGCGCGAGCACGCGCGGCTGGTCTGGGGGAAGGCCGTGTGGATCGTCAGCCTGCTAACCGGCCTGTCGCCTAGTACCATCGTCAACGGCGGCAGGCCGCAAGACATCGCGTACGCCCGGCTTATGGCGATGCTGCTGACGCACGAATATGCCGGCGTCGGCTGGTCGCCGGTGGCCGATGTCGCCGGCGTCGACCGCACGGCCATCCGGAACGCCGTGCGCCGCATTCCTGAGATCACCCAAACCAACGCGGCCGTCGCCGATGTCTGGCGCGACGCCCGCCGGATCATGGACCTGGAGGTTCGCAATGCCCAAGACCAAGGTTTCTTCGACCCTAACCGCGCACGGCATCGAGATTGTGCCGACAACCCGTGGCCTGGAGCACCGGATCGCGTGTACCCAGTGCGAGCGGAAAGCGCACAAGATGCTGAGCGACCGCACACCGCCGGAGATCGCGGTGAAGAAGTTCAAGCAGGCAGGGTGGCGGCCGGCGAAGAAGCCAATGTGCCCGGACTGCCTGCAGACACCGACTCCAAAAGCTAACCTGGAGGATGGCACGATGAGCGATGCACTGACCGACAACCGCAGCCAGCCGACATACCCGGTCGGCGCCGATGTGCCCGGCGTCATGCTGAGCGTCATGCGGCAGAACGCGAATAGTGTGCGCACAAACCTCGGCGTTGGGCTGCCTGCCGATTGGCCGTGGGAGTACCTACAGGTAACGGTGTACCTAAACGTAGGTCGCGTTGTCGTGCAGCGCGTTGAGAATGATCACGCGGATCGCCGCAAGTTGCCGGTGAAGACGAAGCCGAACGCCAAGCGTCGCTGGCTTGAAATGACGTGGCAGCGCCTGGGTCAGGTGGACCCGGAAAAGCCGACAGGTAGCTGGATCGCCAAGGCCGAGATGGCCCCATGCGACCGCCTGCACATTGAAATTCCTCAGCCGATCCTGACGTTGCTGCGCGAGGCGCACGATATGCCGCTGAAGCAGGGCGCACAGCGCACTGTCGCCGAAACCGTCGAACGCAACGCCGGTCAGCCGCAAGCGCCCGAAGGCGAGGATCGCTCGCTCCAGGACGTGCGCGATGCGCGCGACATGCTCAACCAAGCTCTAATCGACGCGGAAAAGGTTGGCCACGAGGTCGAGGCGTACGTCATCTCGGGCCGGGTAAAGGTGCGTCGGTACATCCGCCAAAGCGAGGATGTCTGATGGTTCAACGACGCCCGCAACAAAGCCAGGGGCCGGCCGATGAGGCCGGCCCCGTGGCCCCCGAAGACCGCAAGTGGCGCGGCACGCGTCTGGCCGAGTGCGATGACACCGAGATCGACCGTGCCATCGACTACTGTTTGGGCATGCTGAACGCCCTGTGGACCGTGCGGCAAAAGCGGAGGAACGAGGGATGAGCGAGCAGTACTGGAAAGACCGCGCGGACGCGCTGGAGCGTGCGGTTAGGTCCGCGCTGGACGCTTGGGAAGCGGATGAGTTCGACGAAGCCAAATATTACGAAATCCGCGCCGCCCTCGCCCAGCCGGAACCCGACCAGCCGGCGCAGGGTGGCGGGCGCATGGAAGCCGAAGGGAGACGAGGGATGGACCGGAGAGAGCAAGTTAAATGCGTTGCACAGTTAGCGGAAGTTTCCGCAAAGGTGTACAGCATGGGACACCACCAAGACTGTGCTATGTCAGGAGATAGTGGCAGTTTCTGCGATTGCGGCTATGAGATTGCTAAGAAAATAGCAGAAAGCGAGAAATATGGGACTGTCGATGAACTTGTCGGTCCCAACGCTGAGATAAACGAGGTATGCAAGTATGCCGACCAGCCCGCCGACGCTGGCGAGCCGTCCACGGACCAAGAGCGTTTTGAGCGTGTGTGGCAGCAGCTAGCCTACTCTTTGGCCGACTTCTTCGCGCTAGAGGCCACGGACGCCCAGGCCCGCTCTATCGCACGCGAAGTTCTGCAAGCCGCCGACGCTGGCGAGGCGGACGAGTGGGAATGCAGCATGTGCGGTGAAACGATGGCCCGCGAGGCCACGTGGGGCGATTGTGGTCACGAACATTGTCCCATGCTGCCGAGCGAAATGGAGGCCGACGCCGCCATCCGCCGCATCGGAGACACGGGAGGTCGGGATGAGTGAACGAGATCAAGTCCGACGCGCCGCCGCCCGTGCCGCCAAGCGTATGGCTGACGACGCCTGCCGGGACGTTGATCACAGCGGCAAGGAGAAAAACGGCTTTCAGCGGCTCATGGAAACAGCAGGCGCGGTAGCACTGCGCACGTTTGCTGAAGAGCTAAAGCGTGAAAGCGAGCGCACGGACGGAGATACTCCATGACCCACTTGCCCGATCTCAGCAAAACTTACAGCGGCTTGCGCCGCTTCATCTGCGCCCGCTGCGACCATGCGTACCTGTCCAAGCAGCCGCGCCCGCAATGCCCGGCGTGCCATGCGCCGATCTCGCATCAGTCGCGCAGCGAGGCCATCAACTACAGCGACGAAGGAGGGCACCATGAGCACAGCCTGGATCAGGATCACTGAAGACGAGACGCGCTGGCAGGACGACACCGGCGAGCGCATGTGCTGGCCCAGCATCGTGCAGTACACCGACGGCGAGTCCATTGCCGACACGCCGGACGCGCTGCCGGCCGGGCCCGAGAAGGGCTACCGCCACGTCGTTTACGACCTGGAGGCCAAGGAACTGCTGGAGGCCACCGGCCTGCTGTACGACGGCCGGCACCGCGGCGGCTGGGTCAAGTTCCGGGACGCGCGCAACGCGCCGGGCGCGTGACACGAAAAAGCCCGGCAGCCGCATGACGCTGGCTGCCGGGCCTCGCTTCACCACTGAGGCGGCCGGACAACCTACCTCAGCGCTCTCCTTCTACCACGCACGTCCTGGCCGGCCAATACTGCGTCAGGACGCAGCCGTCTTCGTA